ATGGCTATAGATTATACACATAAAGATAATTTAGGGTTATATGTAAGTGATAATATTGAAGCAATAAATACTAAAATATCGGATTTTAAAAAAACTAATGCCACGCAGGCTGTCTATGATGATATTGACATCAAAGATTATTTGAAAAACAAATTAGCAGAGGAACTTCCAGCAGTAAAGAATGCTATGCTTGCCAAATTTGCGGGATATGGATTTCAAAAAAACAAGATTGTAGATGTGGCTAATGAGTTTGTTTTTTATAAGAAAGATATTGAAAATATTTTTGTATCATTAGTTTTTGAGGAACTTCAAAGCGATTATGGTGATGCAATGTGTAATGGAGTTACATCGGGCATACTGGATAATAGTACATTATCCGATGAAAAAAAGCGATTTTTAAAGAAAGATTTATCTGAAGTTGTTCGCAAGTCTACATATATGATTACTAAAAACGGGTTTCAGGTAAATCTGAACAATATAAATTCGGGAGTGATGACTGCTAATGCAGGAGATTCAGCTCAATTTTTGTTTGTGTCGAGAGCTATTCTGGCAGGATATAATTGCTCGAATGTAGATGTAAGGTCTAGTAGATATGACGCGGTTATTGATTATAAGGGGATGATTTTTAAAGTACAGGTAAAAGGTATCAGTGGAAGCACAGTTAGCTTTAAGGATCGTGATAGAGGCGGAAGAGGTATAGATACTCATAATGATAGAAATATTGGTAAAAGGATAACATCTGCGGATTGTGATATATATGTAGCTGTGGATAAACAAGTAGGCTTATGTTATATTATTCCGATGGTGGATATTGATCAATGGGATGATGATGCAATAAAGTCTGTGAATGTGAAGCAACTTGAACAATATTTAGAAAATTGGAATGAGATAGAACGGTTGTATGAAATGAGAAGCTGAAAAATCTGTATGATGTGCTTTACCATACAATAATTGCAGAGAACTGAAAATAAAGAGCGGTAAGCCGAAAAATAAAGATTGCGGCGCGCCGCTTTTTTTGGTATAATCAACATCGAAATACAAACACAAAGGAGACATCACAATGCTTAAATGTGCATCTTTTTTTGCCGGAGTCGGTGGAATTGATTTAGGCTTTAAACAAGCTGGATTTGAGACAATCTATGCGGATGAATTTGACGAATACGCTGCAGATACTTTTGAATGCAATTATAAAATAAAGGTGGATAGAAGAGATATTCATAATGTACCAGCTGATGAAATACCTGATTTTGATATTTTATTAGCTGGTTTTCCATGTCAGGCATTTTCAATCGCAGGATATAGACAAGGATTTGATGATGAAAAAGGACGGGGAGCACTTTTCTTTGAACTTATCCGTATTATGAAAGTGAAGAAACCAAGAGTTGCTTTTTTTGAAAATGTTAAAAATTTAGTAGGACATGATAACGGAAACACTTTTAGGGTAATATGTTCTGAGTTAGATCAGTTAGGATATAAATACATTTCGCAGGTAATGAATGCATGTGAGTATGGAAATGTACCGCAGAACAGAGAAAGAATATATATTGTCGCTTTTAGAGATAAAGAAGATTATGCTAATTTTAGCATGCCATTATCAATACCGTTAAAAAAGACAATTCGAGATGTTATAGATTTTGATGCAGTACAGGATGAAAAATACTATTACTCTGATAAAAATTGTAAATTTTATGATCTGCTGAAGACGGATATGAAAAATAAAGATACCATTTATCAGTGGAGAAGAGTATATGTACGTGAAAATAAGAGCAATCTTGTTCCTACCTTGACTGCCAATATGGGAACAGGAGGACATAACGTTCCGTTAATATTATCTAATGATGGAAGAATAAGAAAATTGACTCCGAGAGAGTGCTTTAATGTTCAGGGCTATCCAAAGAAATTTAAATTGCCAGAACAAAGCAATACACGGTTATATAAGCAAGCGGGTAATAGTGTTGTGGTCCCGGTTATTAATAGAATTGCTGAAAAAATAAATGAGGCTATACAGGAAACAGATAATAACAAATAGAAAGCTAAGGAAGTGATTATGTGGGAAAATGTTATTTTAGTATAAAAACGAGAGATGCGGAAACTGTACCAAAGATTTTGGCTAAAGAAAGCGCTATTGTATTTGATGGAATAAATATTTTACAAGATGCACTTGTATTGGGATCTCCCGTATTTATTGTATTGGGAGGGGATCGTCCTAAATGGGATACAGGATTAATTGGTATAGGTGTTGTATCAGGTACACCATTTGACAAAGGATATGATGAAAAGAACAAAAACAATTTTAAAGTGAAAATTGATATGAAAGTTCTTCTTCATAGAACTATCAAAAGAGAAGATTTAATTCCATATAGGGACACCTATGGCATTATTGCAATTGGACCAGTACTCAAGGGAGAGCCGAATCAGGCTTTGACAACTGTGTCAGAAAAACAAGCGATTGCTTTAATGAGGGCTATGGCAGAGCTGAGTCCAGATGTAAAAACAGACATGGAATCATTGGCAGGAGAAGAGGTCAGTAATAAAGTTTTTGGTGTTACTAATAAAATGGTTGAAATACCATTTGTTTATGGGCAGACAGAAGAGAATGCTATTGAACAATATGTAAAAGCCAAGACCAACGTACTTGATGAAGAGGCTGAAGAAAAAAATAAGATACGATTTAAGGAGTGGCTGGGAAAGCAGGTGAAATCTGATGATGATTCAGATGAGACACAGACCTATTCCGATGGATCGGTATATGCCTATGTTACTGCGGTTGGAGCTGTGAAAGTCGAACTTGCCGGACAAGAAAGGTCTTTATATGCTTGTATTGACTATAATAAAGTAAAAGAAGTATATGAACAGGAATTGAAAAAGGAAAATACTGGTCATAGAAAAATAAGTTCAGCAATAAAAAAATATATGCAGTATTTAGGAGAAAATCAGGAGATGAGTCAGGAGAATTCATATATACCAATTGTTTTTAATACAAGCATAAGTTCAAAATATGAAAGAAACCGTATTGTTTTTGGCGCTCCGGGTACTGGAAAGAGTTATGAACTGAAAGAGGATTGTGAGGACTTACTGAAGGAAGCGAAGGATAATTATGAGCGTGTTACATTCCATCCTGATTATTCATACTCACAGTTTGTCGGTACATATAAGCCTGTCATGGGAGCAGATGAAAAAATCAGATATGATTTTGTGCCGGGACCGTTCATGCGTGTTTATGTAGAAGCACTTAAGAGCGGAAGAACTTTAAACCCACAGCCACACCTTCTGCTTATTGAAGAGATAAACAGAGCAAAAGTGGCAGCAGTATTTGGCGATGTATTCCAACTGCTAGACAGGGATGATGACGGAGTCAGTGAATATGAAATCCAGGCATCAGAGGATATAAGAAAATATCTTGCAAAACAACTGGGTGGAACTCCTGACAATTATCAGAAGATCCGGATTCCTAATAATATGTTTATCTGGTCTACAATGAACAGTGCTGACCAGGGTGTATTTCCGATGGACACTGCGTTTAAGAGAAGATGGAACTTTGAGTATCTTGGCATCAATGAAAACGAAGAAAAGATTTCTGGCATTGGAAAAATAGAACTTGCCGGAAGTGATGAGCCTATTGAATGGAATATTCTTCGTAGGGCTATCAATGATAAAATGTCATCTGAGCAGTTTAAAATTAACGAAGACAAACTGATGGGACCATTTTTCCTCTCCAAGAGAATTCTTGAATCTGATGAGAATGGAATGATTGTTAATCCAGAAAAATTCATGGAGGCTTTTAAGAGCAAGGTAATTATGTATCTGTATGAGGATGCAGTAAAACAGGGTAAACATAGATTTTTTGACGGATGCGACAGCAGCAAATATTCATCTGTATGCGATGCATTTGATGAGATTGGAATGGAAATATTTGGTTCAAGTTTCAAGCAGAAATTTTATGATGTACAAAGGAATGAGGCATAATGAAAGTTGTTTCACAGTATGTCAGGGAACAGAGACGATACACGAAAAATGATCTTAAAAGTAAGTTTTCCTTTGACGAAGACGGAGTAGAAAAATTCATAAAAAACCTCAAGGCTTATGGTGTATTAAAAAGTGTAAAGAATACCGATGAGCAGCTTGAAATGTCAGACCTTGTAGATGATGATGTGGAAATCACGGATGAAACGGCTGAGAGTGGTGACTGCCTGTATGTATTTACATATGTTGGAGTCATCACCTGTGGAAGCCGTGTCATAAAGGTATATCCGAAATATCTGCTGTCTAAGAAGGACGATAATGTTCTGAATGAGATGAAACAGGTTGTTAAGGTTTTGGAACGATACAGTCGTTCGGAAGAACAGATCATAAATGTTTTTAATGGTGATGGAGAGAACAGAAGTTTTAATATTCTTGCTGTTATCCTGTTCCTGATTAAAGATTATTATGAGTATGGTATCTACACGAACAGTGGGGATATTATAGAAATAAACGGAGAAGGCGAGATACTCTGGGGAAAGACAATTGATGAGAGCTTTGCACTGATAGAGGATAACCGGCCATATTATATGGAACTATATACAGAAAAATCTGTAGAAGATGATATGGATTATTTTAAACGGCTGCATGAATGTGTGCTTACAGAATGCTTCAGACAGCTTCACACTGCACAGTTGGATTTACTTTTTGATATAGACTGCATAGAATTGTCAGAGGAGACTCTGGAGGATTTCGGTGATAAGGACTATATCCTCGAACGGATCATTAAAGAATTGAATCTTCAATTTAATACCCACAGGCAGATACTCTTGAAAACACTGTATGCATACATATCACAAGACAGAAAGATGCTGGAAGAAAATGATGGAATCAGTATGTTTGGAACAACGGCATATCATGCTGTTTGGGAGAAGGCTTGTGCAGAAGTATTTGGTAATAAGCTGAATACAGTGCTTGCACAGTTAAATATGACTGTACCGCTTGCAGAACCATACAGTGGGAAGAAAGAGAGACGTCAGAAGCTGATAGAGATTATTGAAAAACCTATATGGCAAGGAGCGGATACGGAAGCAAAAGCAGCAGACACTTTAATTCCGGATCTGATTACCATACCGTGCATAGAAGGAAAAGACTGGTTTATCATATTTGATGCAAAGTATTATAATCTTCAGCTTGAAAAAGGAAAGCCACTTCGTGGAAATCCGGGTGTTGGAGATGTAACCAAACAGTATCTGTATCAGCTTGCTTATAAGGATTTTATTGATGCCCATCATATAACGGAAGTAAGAAACTGCTTCCTTATGCCGACAGAGTGTGATGATGTTGATGTAAAAGGTGTAGCGAAAATGCAGATGCTTGAATCACTTGGTTTGAAGAATATTCAAATAAGATTGATTCCAGCTGCCGAATTATATGAACACTATTTGTCAGATAAAAAGATAGATATTTCAAAGCTTAAATTATAGGGTTTGAATAAATATTGTGGAGTTTTCCTAAATATTGCTGGCGTTTTTATTTACACAGGCAAAGGAGAAATTTGTATGGATAAGTATGGAATTGATCCGGAAATATTTGAAAAATTGAAAAAGATATGTGAAAAAGTAGCCGGATTTCCTATTGCACAGTATAATTGGAATGAAATAGCAAATAAGCTTACCGGAAATGGAGCACTACTCAAGTATGACTGGGCAGCAATTCAGGAGAAAATCAGAACTAATTCACTTATATTTTCGATGTCAGATGAATTTAGAGAGTATGCAAACATCGTAAGGGAGTCAGAAGGACTTTCAGAGGAAGAGTTTGAAAAGAAGTTTTCTGCAGAAATTGAAAGAAGCCGAGAATTGGGAAGAAACGGGTGGATTCCATCGGAACATGGAAATCCCAGAGATTTTGCAGAATGGACAAAATACCTTCATGAGTCTCCAGAAAGAATAATGGAGTTTTTCGAGGAAGATGATGAGATGGTAATAAAGCACATAAAGCATACCCTGAATGGTATTTATGTTGAAAAACCGTATGTTACATATTATCAAAATGGGATAAAGGCATTTGATAATAAAGAGTATATGACAGCAGCGCTGTACCTTACGATTTTATTTGAAATAAGGATTTCTAATTTGGTGGAATTTCCTAAAAAGAATGCCAAAAATCAGAGACTTAGATATCAGGATAAATATTCAAGTTACGGATATTCGATACAGAAGAACAAAGATTATGAAAATGCGTCAGGCTTTATAGAAAAAAGATTTGATATTCTTAATTTTTATCCAGCTCTTGAGGAATATACCAATAGGTTGTTTTGCTTTGGTAATCTTCCACTGGATATGGAACAGGATTCTGAGCCAGAACCTGATTATTTGGATAGAACATGGTTATTGCATGGTCGGTGTTGTAGGGAAACAACGAAAGAAGATTGTGTTCAGTTGATAAATGCATTAGATGTATGCGAATTTATCTTTAGAGAAATTGATATTGATGCTAAGTCAAAAAATGAAAGAGCAGAATAATATCAACTGAGGGAAGGATGTAGTTATGGTTATATGTCCAAAGTGCAGATCAACAAAAACAGTACCAATACTATACGGATATCCTTCGCATGAAGCTTTTGACGCAGCAGAGCGGGGAGAAATTCTCCTCGGAGGATGTGAGATGATAGACGGTATGCCACATGAGGATTATGGTTGTCTTGAATGCAGATACCACTGGTCAAAAGAACTGCTTCCTGCGACGAAAATTACCAAGATACGATATAAGGTTGTTGAAAATGGTCTGTGTACATTGGACAGCCAGAGAACGTGGATATATGAAGCCTATCCTGATGGAAAATGTATAGAATATTTTTATCAGGGACAGAGCCGGAGATATCAATTTAAAACAGAAGAAAAAGTATCCGACAAAAAATTTTATAAATTAGCATGCAGTCTTCAGAAAATGATTGGTGCTTCATTGTGGGAGAAGAATATTGTAGAAGGACATGTGTGCGATGGATGCAGTTATGATCTTCAAATAACTTATGCAGATAAAAGGAAAGAAATCATTAGAGGGGATGTAGCGGGAGGAACTTTTGACTCCATATTGGAGAAGTTCATCCACAGCATATTTCCTGAATCGTGAATAAAATCATATAAACACAAAATACTGGCCCAGCTTAGTGATTCATTAAGCTGGGCTTCATTTTTAACATGACATCTCTCGGTCATTATCAATAACCGCCTCTTTTGAACAGCCTCGTGCCAGTCCTTCCTGATAAGCCTGGTTTGCGAGACTCATACTGGACTTGTAGCTTTCAATCATCAGATTGTCGAATTCGGCCCGTTCTGCTGATGTCAATTTGTTTCTAAATGAAAAGTATAATTCGTTGTAAGCCTGAGTCTCCTGTTCGTATTCATCGGAGTCCATATAGGACTGCATTGCAGAATTAAAAGAATCAGGCATAGTATGGGAATCTTTGCTGTCGTGTCTCATGATTTTATTCCTCCTGTTGAACATAGATTTGTTTACAAAATGTTACTGTATAAAAAATATGATTCAACAGGAAGCGGATCATCGGATTCCCGTCCACCGCATCTATGTAACAGAACAGCAATAAATACTGCACTGCAGAACACAAAAGCTGTGGTGGTATGCTTTACACATGAAAGCAAAAGAGCAGCAATGATCAGTGTGTGCATTCTTGAGCGGTCGAGCGTTTCCTTTCTGCTGTTAACCATCATGAGGTATCTTCTGATGAACTCACGCATATTGGAAAGTGAATGGTTGATCCGATGAATGAGCTCATGGATGTATGCATTAAATTCTTCGTCAGCTTCTGTCATAATTTCAGCGACAGCAGCAAGAACCGCTTCTGTAATTTTTTTGGTGTCAAATTTTAACGTAGTACCATCTCTCTTTATCACTTCCATAAGTAAACTCACCTCCCGTTGGATAAAAATTACATGGTCAAAAGGGGACAAAAAGGCAATACCTTGCACTTTTTATGTAACAAATGCAAGATATTGCATCTTGTATTATTCAGTTTTAAGCCGCAATTCCAAATTGCGATAGCATTTCGAGTTCGTATTCTTCATAATCTGGCGGACCATAGTTCAGCCATTTCTGAAAGTATATGAAGATGTAAACCGAAGCCTGTTCGGAAACAAAAAACGTTGCTGCAATTTTCCACGGTGAATCACACTTCGCAGTGTTGATAAGCGGTGGAGGGGCAATACTGTATTTGGCAAAGAAGTTAGCCTCCGATTCCTGTTCATCTCTCGTAAGAGTACAATCTGGGAGATGGTGTCCGAGATAAATGTGACCGATCTCATGAAAGATGGTCCATCTCTGACGTTCATAGCTGTTGTAATCGTTGTAGAAGATGTAGTAGCGGTACATTCCTGTTTCAGGTACTTTCCGTAATACAGAGAAGCCTTCTGAACTGTATTCCATCGCCAACCGTAACTGATGGTCATTCAGTTTGGAATAAGGTACTAAGATATAGTACAACTTACTTGCAATGTCGAAACAGTCAATGGGAAATGTACTGATTTCACATTCTTCATACATATCAACGACTTCGTGTTTAATCTGCTCGTATCGTTGAACCGGCAGATACAAATTGCATCATCCTTCCTGACTATCCGACTCAAACAGAGCGTTTACTAATTCGCGCTTCTGGGTGTTAGTCATTTGAGAAGCATTTCTGGCAATGAGTCTGTGAATTTTGTAATATTCACTCTCAAAGTCATTTTCTTCTTCAGTACCGAGGAGGTAATCGGAAGTGGTGTGTAATGCGTTTGCTATATTGGCGATAACAGGACCTTTAGGTGTGCGTTCATTCTTAATATAGCGGCACATGGAAACCTCAGTCGTTCCGACGATCTCAGCTAGCTCTCGTTGAGTCATGTCATTTTTTTTCAACAACTCAAGAATCCTTCCTCCTAAAGTATTCTCGTTCATAGTGATTTACCTCTTTCTAATTTAGATTTGCATATGCTCCTGCATGGCACTCTGGCTCTGCGTCTTTGGCATTTTGCAGTGTTCGGCTTACTTTCGTTTTTTTATAAGGGTACTCTTGTCTTTAGTAATCTCTCTCTCCGCCTGAGCTTTTGTTAATAATTGCGGAAGGATTACAGGTGGTTAACCGGCCCTTCAGGTTAAGTTTCAGCACTAACTGAATTGCTCTTTTGACTTTGGCTCAACTAGTCCAGCACTACAGCTATAATACAAATTCATGTATCCATTTAATTGTAGTTTTGTGTTAGTTAAAAAATTTATCTTAAAACGGATACTTGAGTTATTGATTTACCAAAAGTATAATTCAACTTACCGTTTGTGTCAATAGCAAAAATAAATTTTCTTGGAAAAAGTGCCGTAAAATAAAGGATTTCAGAAGATTATGGGAAAATAATGGTAATTTCTCTGTTGACAACTTACCATTTGTTTAATATGATATGACCATCAGCAAACGAAAGGCAGGTGAAAAAATATGAATGTAAGACTTCTCAAAGCAAAACGTGTGGAACGTGGAATTCAGCAGAAAGAACTCGCAAAAGCCCTTAACATCACGGAAAAAACGATGTGTCATAAGGAGTGCAGCGAAGAGAATAAGTTCAAAGCAGAGGAAATGTTAATCCTTGTAAAGCAGCTAAACTTATCCTTTGCAGAGTTCGATGCTATTTTTTTTAACCACGAACTTACCAAATGTTTAAGACGAACACAAAAACTTACCAATGAGAAACAGAGGTAGCAAAATGTCAAAGTCCATAAAAAAGGAAAACGAGTCATTCATATCACTCATCGGGCAGAAGAGTATTTGATATGGACAACTCATTTACTACTGTCATTCTACCATAGGACGACAGTAAAGAAAAGATGAAATTTATGGACTGCGTAAGCAGCAACATTATATTACGAGAAAATCACGGCCATGAGAGCCGAATGAGAAAGGATGAATTATTATGATGAAAATTTTTATCTGCAGCCCGTATAAGGGCAACATCGAGGAAAACAAAAAGAAGGCAGCATATTACGCAAAGATCGTTGCTAAAGCTGGAAATGTTCCAGTCGCGCCACATATCTATTTTCCAACCTTCCTTGATGAGAAAAACCCCAACGAGAGAATGACAGGAATTGAAATGGGACTGGAACTCATGGATACATGCGACATGGTCTATGTTTTCGGTTTTGAGATTACGGAAGGCATGAGATTTGAGCTGGAACATGCTAAGGAAATGAAGAAGCCTGTAAGACTTTATGACAGAAATTTTGAACAGATCTGTTCAAAGACACTTCCGATTGATGACCGTGCCAGCGATGAGTATCGTTCCATGATTAAGGGATTGAAGCTCATGAGATAGGAGGTCCGTCATGTCAGCAGTCAATGTCCGTTTCGGACTGTATCCGGGTGACCGTCTTATGGTCACTGCCGGAAAGAAAAAGAAGAGAGCAACCGTAGTAAAGGAGTACCCATTCCATATTTTGATGGATTGGGGAAAGTACAAGTCCAGCGTAAACAAAATCGATGTGTATACAGGTGATGTGAAGCTGGCACGTATTTGAAAGGAGAGAACGTCATGAGTGAGGCATTGTTATTGGTAGCCGAGGGCTACGAGCAGATTGCTGCAGGAATCAGAAAGATGGTTGCAGCACAGAAGGATACACCGAAGAAAGAGGAGAAGCCTGTGAAGAAGGCAGCACAGAAGGAAAATCCTGTGGAAGATACACCGAAGGATGAAGCTGCCCCGAAGGAGAAAACAGTGGACAGAAAGACGGTCCGCGCTTTCCTTGCGGACAAGTCCAGAGCAGGAAAAACATCCGAGGTCAAGAACCTGATCGAGCAGTTCGGATTCCAGAAGCTGTCAGACGTTCCTGATGAGAAACTGCCGGAACTGTATGAGAAAGCGCAGGTGCTTTAATGGGCGGACACGCAAGGTTCTCCCCATCGTCCGGCAAAAGACGTCTGGAATGCCCTCCATCGTTACTGTTGGAGGAGCAGTTCCCGGACGAAGAATCTCCCTTCGCAGCAGAGGGGAGTGCCGGACATGCGATGGCAGAGTACCTCATCAATAAATATCTGAAGAAAAGGACTAAAAGACCTGTATCTGATTATTATTCGGATGAACTGCTCGAAGCCGTGGATGATTACGTGGAATATAACATCACCCAGATCGAACAGGCAAGGAAGGACTGTGATGAACCATTCATCGGAGTGGAACTGAAGGTCAGTCTGGCACACAGAATCGAAGGATGTTTCGGTACTGCAGATATGGTGGTGGTCGATTCCCATAAGATCCATATTATCGATCTGAAGCTCGGCAAGGGTGTGGTGGTCGATGCAGAGCAGAATGTCCAGCTTATGATCTACGGACTGGGAGTCCTGGACATGCTCGGTTTTTTATATGAGATTGACACGGTGGAGCTTACCATCGTCCAGCCGAGGATTGAACATTTTTCCACCTGGGAGATATCAGCCGGGGAGCTTCTTGCATGGGGAAAGGATGTCCTTGAACCCGGAGCAGCAAAGGCACTTTCAGGCGAGGGAGAGTTTAAAGCCGGAGACCACTGCCGATTCTGCAAGGCAAGATTTACGTGCCGTGCAAGGGCAGAGGAGTATTTAAAACTTGCCCAGATGGAATTTGCCGAGCCGGCCCTTATGTTGGATGAGGAAATTGCAGAAGTCCTTTCCAAGGCAGATGCGCTGAAGAAATGGGCAGAGGAGGTTTACGCCTATGCTCAGAATGAAGCAGTAGTTAACCATAAAGAGTGGCCGGGCTACAAACTGGTCCTTGGAAGAAGCAACCGTAAATATACGGATGAAGAAGATGTTGCAGAGGCAGCACAAAAAGCCGGATACACGGACATCTATAAAAAGAGCCTGATCGGCATTACCGAGATGGAAAGGCTGATGGGCAAAAAGAAATTTAATGAGATCCTTGGTTCATTGGTGTACAAGCCTGACGGCAAGGTCACACTGGTGCCGGATTCAGATAAAAGAGAAGCAGTTAAAACAGCAACCGCAGAAGCGGATTTTAAGGAGGACTAAATTATGACAACAGCAAATTTAACAAAAGTAATCGTACCTTGCAGACTCAGCTATGCACACCTGTGGGAGCCGGATTCCATCAACGGAAGCGAACCAAAGTACTCCGTCTCCTGCATCATTGATAAGAATGATAAGGAGACCATTGCCAAGATCAAGAAGGCTATCGAGGTAGCAAAGGATGAAGGAAAAGGCAAGTGGGGCGGCAAGATCCCGGCAAACCTGAAGACACCGCTCAGAGACGGTGACATCGACAGACCTGAAGACGAGGCGTACCAGAACGGAATGTTCCTGAATGCCAACAGTAAACAGGCACCTCAGATCGTGGACAGACAGGTACAGCCGATCCTTGACCAGAGCGAGGTATATTCCGGCTGCTACGGAAGGGTATCCATTACATTTTACGCTTACAACAGCAACGGCAACAAGGGCATTGCTGCCGGACTTGGAAATGTACAGAAGTTAAGGGTCGGAGAGCCTCTCGGTTCCAGAGCCAATGCGAAGGATGAATTCGAGGCAGTGGATGCGGAGGACGATTTCCTCGCATAGAAACAAAGCAGCAGAGCATAGGAAGGGCGGTGGCATACACCGCCCGGATACATAAAGGAGATGTACTTTCATGGAAGAACTGATGAAGGAGCTTAACAGCATAAAAAAATATATCCCGTATAACACATACCGCACCATCAAAGGACAGATGAAGTCCGGCAATGTGGAAGCAGCAAGAACGGGGATCAGCAGAATAAAGAAAAGAGCGGAGGGACAGAAACATGGACACACTTGCAATTGATATTGAAACATACTCAGATGTGTCACTACCGGACTGCGGGGTACATAGGTATGCAGCATCGGAGCAGTTTGAGATCCTGTTGTTTGCATACAGTCTGAATGACGAACCGACACAGATCATTGACATGGCATCCGGGGAGAAGATACCGGATGAGATCATGGAATACCTTACGGATGATTCCGTAATAAAGACTGCTTATAATGCAGCATTCGAGCGGAACTGTATCAACCGATTCTTCGGTATTTCCTTAAAACCGGAAGGATGGAGATGCACGCTTGTCCAGGCATCCATGCTGTCGCTTCCACTGTCACTGGAAGGCGTGGGGGAAGCACTGAACCTTGATAAGAAAAAGATGTCCGAGGGAAAAGACCTCATCCGCTATTTCTGTATGCCGTGCAAGCCTACCAAGGCAAACGGGGGCAGGACAAGAAATCTTCCATCCGATGCGCCGGAGAAGTGGGAATTGTTCAAGACATACTGTATCCGTGACGTGGATGTGGAAAAACAGATTAGGAACAAACTCTCGAAGTTTCCAATACCGGACAGGGAGCAGGAACTCTACTGCATGGACCAGAGGATAAATGACAGGGGCATCATGGTGGATCAGAAACTTATCGGACACGCTGTGGCATGCGACCTTCTGTATAAAGAGACGGTAACGAAGAAGGCATATGAGATATCAGGACTGGAAAACCCAAACAGCGTATCGCAGCTTAAGGACTGGCTGAAAGAAAAGGGCATCGAGGTGGATTCCCTTGCCAAGACTGCCGTGGAAGAGCTGGTAGAGAACACACAAGGTGATGTGGCAGAAATGATGAAGCTGAGACTTGCCATGTCAAAGACATCCGTAAAGAAGTACGAAGCAATGGAGCGTTCGGTATGTCCTGACGGAAGGGTGCATGGATTATTACAGTTTTACGGGGCCAACCGCACGGGCAGATGGGCCGGCAGACTCGTGCAGATCCATAACCTTCCGCAGAACCATATGGAAGACCTGGAACTGGCACGCTCCCTTGTAAAGGAAGGCAGGTATGACCTGGTGGAGCTTTTGTATGATTCCACACCGGATGTGCTTTCGGAGCTGATCCGTACCGCATTCGTGGCAAGACCTGGATGCAGATTCATCGTCAGCGATTTTTCGGCAATCGAGGCGAGGGTCATGGGCTACCTTGCCGGGGAGGGATGGGTCATGGAGGAGTTCCGTGGTGCCGGAAAGATTTATGAGCAGACGGCATCCAAGATGTTCCATATCCCGATCGGAGAAATCACAAAGGGAAGCCCGTACCGCGCAAGGGGAAAGGTGGCATCACTTGCCTGTCAGTATGGCGGTGCGGAAGGTGCGCTCATCAGCATGGGAGCACTTAATTTTGTGGAAGAAGAGGAGCTGAAAGGGCTGGTACAGTCATGGCGGACTGCAAATCCGCACATCGTAAATTACTGGTATGAAATTGACGGTGCGGTAAAGGCTGCCGTGAAAGAGCGGAAGATGACAAAGGTCGGAATGGTGACGGTATATTACCAATCCGGGATGTTAAAGATCGCACTGCCGTCCGGAAGGGTGCTGTCCTATGTAAGACCAAGGATGACCGTGAACCGCTTCGGCTCGGAAAGTGTCAGCTATGAAGGAATCGGCACGAACCGCAAGTGGACGAGAATCGAATCTTATGGCGCAAAATTCTGCGAGAACATCGTCCAGGCAACCGCAAGGGATGTACTGGCAGAGGCAATGCTCCGTCTGGAAAAGAAGGGATTTGATATCGTGTGCCACATCCATGATGAAGTGGTGCTTGAAGTGCCGGAGGGAACATCCTCGGTGGAAGAAGTCAATGGGATCATGGCGGTATGCCCTGACTGGTGTGAGGGGCTTCCGCTTAAGGCTGCCGGATTTGAAAGTCCGTTTTACAAGAAAGATTAGGAGGAGCTTATGGGAGGATGCAACAGGAAAGGATATCCGGATCCGACCGCAGGTATTGCAATCGGACGGGTCATGAAACAGGAAAAGCGTAAAAAGAAGGAGGTAAAGAAGGATGTTCGTATCGATCGGAAACTCAAGAATGGACAAAAAGTTTAACAGTACGGATATGACATATGAAGATTTTGTCAGCCGCCTGTCCAAGACAAAATATACTGCGGAAACAATGGAGCAGTACAGGAAGATGCCGAAAGGACAGCAGGACAATATCAAGGATGTCGGAGGATTCGTCCTTGGAAAGCTGAAGGGCGGACGAAGGAAGAAGGACTGCGTGATCTCCAGATCCGCCATCACGCTTGATATGGATTACGGAACACAGGGCATCATTGATGAACTGGAAATGTTCTTTGACATGAAGATGGTGGTGTATTCCACGCATAAGCACACACCGGAGAAACCGAGACTGCGTATCATCATATTCCTGACAAGGAATGTGACACCTGATGAGTACGGGGCAGTCAGCCGTATGCTTGCATCGGATATCGGTATCGAGCTTTTCGATGATTCCACCTATGAACCATCAAGACTCATGTACTGGCCGAGCACTTCCAGTGACGGTGAGTATGTGTTTCAGGAAATCGAAGGGAACGAAGTTGATCCCGATGAAGTACTGTCCCGTTATAAGGACTGGCATGATGTATCAGCGTGGCCGGTCAGCAACCGTCAGGCATCCGTTGTACAGAGGAATATCAAAAAACAGGCTGATCCGCTTTCCAAGGACGGGCTGATCGGGGCCTTCAACCGCACATACACAGTGACACAGGCAATCGACAAATTCATCCCGGATGTGTACAGACATTCAAGGGCGATTCCCGGTAGATATGATTATATCCCGGCGGATTCGGCCGCCGGAGTCGTGGTCTACGATGACCTGTTCGTATACAGCCACCATGCCACAGATCCATGCTGCGGAAAGCTGATGAATGCGTTTGATGTGGTAAGGCTTCATAAATTCGGGGACAAGGATGCAAGGGCAGCCGAAGGGACAGAGCCGGGAAAACTCCCTTCTTTTAAAGCCATGCAGGATTTTGCTTCTGCAGATGAAGAAGTAAAGAACACACTTGCCAGGGAAAGACAGGAGCTGGCGGTACAGGAATTTTCCACCGAGCCGGACGAGGACTGGCAGAACAAGCTGGCACTTGACCGCAGGGGAAATATTAAGGATACACTGCAGAACATCGCACTGATCATTCGCAACGATGAGAATTTCAAGCACATCGTGTACAACGAGTTCAAGGACACCATTGATGTCATCGGTCCGCTTCCGTGGAAACAGGTAAAGCCTGGATGGAATGACTCCGACCTTGCCAATGCAAAGGTGTATTTCGAGAGGGTGTACGGGATCTGGTCACCGACCAAGTTTAAGGATGCACTGCTTGCCGTGGTATCATCCGACAGGCTTTATCATCCAATCAAGGATTATTTTGCAACACTTCACTGGGACGGACAGGAGCGTATCGATACACTGCTCATCGACTATTTTGGTGCAAAAGATTCACCGTACACAAGGGCAGTCATCCGCAAGACACTGGTGGCTGCGGTAGCACGTATCTATAAGCCGGGAGTAAAGTTCGATTCCATCCTCGTATTGAACGGTCCGCAGGGAATGGGAAAATCCACCTTCTTTGCCATCCTTGGAAAGCAGTGGTTCTCGGATTCCTTATCCATTTCGGATATGAGGGATAAGACTGCTGCCGAGAAGCTGCTCGGAAACTGGATACTTGAGATCAGTGAGATGAACGGTATCCGCAAGACGGAAGTCGAGGTAGTAAAGTCCTTTGTCACACGTCAGGATGATAAGTTCCGTCAGGCATACGGAGTCAATGTAGAGTCGCATCCAAGAAAGTGCATCATCGTGGGAAGCACCAACTCCGAGGGCGGATTCTTACGTGACGTGACAGGAAACAGAAGATTCTGGCCCGTGCATGTGCCGGGGACAGGAAAACACCATCCGTGGGAGCTTGACTGTGTCGACCAGATCTGGGCAGAGGCAATTCATCTGTATAACGAAGGTGAGGAGCTGTTCTTAAAAGGTGCGGAGGCAGAGGAAGCATATAAGATGCAGCAGGAGGCAATGGAGTCGGATGACCGTGAGGGCATCGTGCAGGACTATCTTGACAGACTGCTGCCGGACAACTGGGCATCAATGGATATTTACCAGAGAAGGGCATTCCTTGGCGGAGGAGAGTTCGAGACGGTAGGTGTCAAAGGAACGGTCATGCGTGAGCGTGTTTGCATCATGGAGATCTGGGTGGAGTGCTTCGGCAAGGAGCGCCAGAACTTAAAGAAGGCAGATTCCTATGAGATCGAAGGCATCTTAAACAAGATCGGGGGATGGAAGAAGTATGATTCCAATACCACGGGCAAGACCAAAGTCCCCCTTTACGGAGTGCAGAAGACTTTTGTGCGGATGGATGAGAAACCAGAGGAAACCCGTTAGGCGGTTTCCGTGGTTTCCCAGATGCAGATGGGCAACGGTAGTCGGAAACCGTGCTGACACCTTGGAAAATAAGGGGTTGCGGTTCTTAGTTTCCCAGTTTCCCATTAAATCCAGTTGAGAATTAAAAATAAAGATAAAAAGAGCAATTCATGTATATATGCGCGTATAGGAGTTAAAGGCATATGGCAACCGCAATCGGCAAAGGAGGTATCTGGTTTTGCTAGAAAGTACAGTAGAGAGACATTTGAGGGAAGAAGCTAAAAAGCGGAAAGGCATGGCGTTAAAGTTCGTATCGCCCGGTATGAATGGAGTGCCTGACCGTATCGTCCTGATGCCGGACGGGAAAATGGCATTTGTGGAACTGAAAGCACCGGGGAAGAAGCCGAGACCGCTTCAGCTGAAGAGAAAGAGGATGCTTGAGAGGTTAGGATTTCCCGTTTATGTAGTTGATAATATTGAACAGATCGGAGGTATCCTTGATGAAATACAAAGCACATGATTATCAGCAGTATGCGACAGATTTTATAATCGGACATCCCGTGAGCTGCCTGATCCTTGACATGGGACTTGGCAAAACGGTCATCACGCTTACGGCACTGTGGCTTCTGTTGTTTGACTATTTTGAAGTAAGGCGGATATTGGTGATCGCACCGAAGCGTGTGGCAGAAACAACATGGCCGGCAGAGATAAAAAAATGGGAGCATCTATACGGCATGACATTTGCCGTGGCAATGGGGACTGCAGGGAAGAGAAAGGAAGCACTTCTGTCAGGAGCCGATGTGACAATCATCGGAAGGGACAATGTTTCCTGGATGACAAAAAACATATTTTTTGATTTTGACATGATCGTGATCGATGAGCTGTCGAGCTTCAAGTCCCCGAAGGCACAGCGATTTAAAGACCTGAAAAAAGTAAGGCCGATGGCAAAACGTGTGGTCGGGCTTACAGGAACACCGGGAAACCTCATGGACTTATGGGCAGAGATCGGGATCCTTGATAGGGGGCAGAGACTTGGAAGATACATCGGAGGATACCGTGACAGGTTCTTCCTTCCGGATAAGCGGAATCGAGAGATCATCTTTTCGTATAAGCCAAGGGAAGGGGCAGAAGAAAAAATATATGAACTGATTTCCGATATCAGCATTTCCATGAAAGCCGTGGATTATCTTGATATGCCGGAATGCATAAGCAACCGTGTGAACGTATCCATGTCGGAATCCGAACAGGCGCTTTATGACAGGATGGCAGATGAAATGATCCTTGAATACGGGGAAGGGCAGGACATCGATGTGGTAAATGCAGCAGCCTTAAGCAACAAGCTCCAACAGATGGCAAACGGTGCGGTCTATGATGAATCCGGCAATGTCCGTAATATCCATGACAGAAAACTGGATGCTTTGGAAGACCTGATCGAATCAGCAAACGGGAAACCGCTTCTGGTCGCATACTGGTTCAAGCATGACAAGGAGAGGATATTAAAAAGGTTTCCGGCAAGGGATATCAATACTAGGAAAGATATCGAGGACTGGAATGAAGGAAAGATCCCTGTGGCACTGATTCATCCGGCATCGGCAGGACACGGACTGAATCTTCAGGAAGGCGGGTCAACCATCGTATGGTTCTCGCTTACATGGTCCCTTGAACTGTATCAGCAGTTAAATGCCAGACTTTACAGACAAGGGCAGAAACACACGGTCATCATAGCGCATCTGGTGACAGAAGGCACGGTCGATGAAGATATCCTCCGGGCAATCGAAAAAAAGGATACTACACAGAATGCAATGATAGAAGCAGTGAAGGCAAGGATTGGAGGTATGACGGATGACGGCAGAAGTAATGATGAAGGAATATAAGAATATGAAAAAGGAACTGACCGTGACTGAGTTCCAGCTCCGTCAGTTTCAGGGAGTGAGCGAACAGGACATGATCGATTCCATGCTTTACTCCCACCAGGAAGGGGAAAGGGTGCAGACGAGCACTCTTTCCGATAAAACGGCAAACATAGCAGTCAAGTATAAGGCTGCAATGGAAAGGAAAAATGACGAGTGGTATGATTTCCTTTTCCACAGATATATGTTCCTGAAGGAAGAACTGGATTTTTTCGAGCATGCAGTGAACGGACTGGATGAAAGACATAGAAGCATTATCACGGATCTTCTGGATGAGGACATGACATGGGACATCATGATGGAAAGATACCATGTGAGCCATACGATGATAGCAAAGTACAGAAAAGCAGCATTGAAGGAACTTGATAAACAGTATGAACTGAGGGACAGACAGGTGGAAGCCTTTGTCCTCGGATAGGAGATTTTTATGTGTAAGCGTGGAGATATTTATTATGTGGATTTTGGAGAAAAAGATGGAAGCAAGCAGGGCGGTGTCCGTCCGGCACTGGTGGTAAGCAATAATAAGGCGAATAAGCATTCCCCAGTGGTCACGGTCGTTCCGCTGTCAGCCAGGGTGTGGAAAAAGAAGTATCTTCCGACCCATGTGCAGATCCCCAAAGGCAGCGGTCTGAACAAGCCGAGCATGGCACTGGCGGAACAGGTGGAAACACTTGATAAAACAAGACTTGGAGAAAGAATTGGTGAAGTGCTGGATGACATGGTCATGGAACAGATCACAGTGGCACTCCAGATACAGATAGGTGCATATGCAGAGTACAATTAAGGCAGTCAGACGGCTGTCTTTTTTGTTTGCGTTATGGTAAAATCTTAATATGCTTTTAATGTGTGAAATTGGGAAGGTGTGATATTTTATGTCCTATGAAGAAGATTATAGAGAACCTTATCGTGCAAAATGCGTTTGTGGTCGGGGTTACTTACAATTTTACAGGATACATCTGTCAAATGACTGGGGACAGGAAAAAGAGAATGACACGGCTGTTGAGATTTTCTGTGAAAGTTGTAAGAAAAAATATCATTATGAGAGAAATCACGGAAGCGATTATTTAGTCCCAGATGGATTATCATTTCCAAATCAGATCCCTGAATTGAATAGAAAATATTCTTATAACGATAAGGAACAGCTTGTAAAAAAATATGGACGGGAAAGAATAGAGGCTATGGTAGCAGATATGACTGCACCAAAGCATCGTTTTATAAAAAATCTGGAAAATGACGATGCAATTAAATTTGCAAATCGCTGGGCGCAGTGGTATAGAAAAAAATCACTGTCACCTATGATTTCATATTTACAAAATATTCTGGATCAATATAGTGATTTAGAGAGCAGCATTGAGTGTAAAAAACCATATAATGAAAAGTATCATCAGGAAATGAATGCTTTTTCAAAGATGGAAATGGAAACAGAGAAGAAGAGTTATAGGCTGTCATTCCAATATGATAAAAAACAGGATGAAGCCGATAAAGAGAGAAGAAGACGGGAGCAGGAACGCTACGAAGAAGAACATCGATATGATGATTTTGAGGCAGTTGTTCATTATGATCCGTCATATAAAAGAAATTTTTCCAATCAATACTGGGACAGTTATTTTATAAAAGAGTGTACAGATATGCAGCATCTGTCTTTAGATAAGCCGGAATATGGAAAACCAGTAGTAACAATTGCAAAAGAATATGCCTGTGTGTGCCAGATTTGTGGAAAGGAAGAGAAGATACTTTCATCCAGCATGAAGATATCATATGATGAGGAACGAGGGTATTATCTGGAAAAAAGCTGTAGCTGTCACGGTGTTTCATCTTTTGAAGCAAAAACAATGGATATATTAGATCAACTGGGAATTACTTATATCCGGGAAAAATCCTTTGATGGCTTGGTTGGAGATTCCGGAAAGAATCTTCGGTTTGATTTCATATTGTCAAAATCAGTAGACGAAACTGGGAAAGCAATATTTGATCTGGCAGTAGAATTACAGGGACCACACCATTATAAAAAAGGATATTATGATGAGTTCGGTACATACGTAACAGACGATTGTTCGGACAATAAAAGTATAAATGACAGGTTTGAGCGTCAGTTAAAATACGATGATAAAAAGAAGAAATATTGTCAGCAGCATGGAATCAGCTTAGAGTGCATTAAATATACGGCATCTAATGATATTGATCGTTTAGAAAAGATGCTTAGAAATATTTTGAAACAGCACGGATATCGGTATTTCGTTGAGAACGAGAAGCACGGTGAACAGATGGTGTACTAGAGGTGCACTAAAGGTGTACTGACTTTTTATTTTACAGGTGCTATGATTAAGATGGCAAAAATCGAAGGGAGCAGAAATGCTCCTTTTCTTTATGCCCGGAGGCGGTGTCTTTCCAATCCTTTCACACCGCCCGTGTACATAGAAGGGAGGAATGGCAGATGCCGATGAAACCAAAGAAACCGTGCAGACATCTCGGATGTCCGAAGCTGACAGACGGTCTGTACTGTGAGGAGCATGAAGCACTACACCGTGGTGACAGGGCGAGCAGCAGTAAGCGTGGTTACAATAGGCGGTGGCAGAAGGCAAGGGCGAGGTACTTAAAAGCACATCCTTTGTGCGTGCAGTGCATGAAGGAAGGCAGGGCAGTGACCGCAACCGTTGTCGACCATGTGAAGCCACACCGTGGTGATCCCGTTCTGTTTTGGGACGAGAAGAACTGGCAGAGCCTGTGCAAGCCCTGTCATGATAAAAAGACATGGAACGAGGATAACAATCCTGAGTATCGGTTCTGATGGCAGACCGTGGGGGTATCAAAATCTCTACGGAGTGAACCGCTGAAGACCGATGGCCCCCTTTGCGTGAATTTTCGCAGAATTAAACAGGGGGGATATAAAAAGGGGATGGTAATTTTCGCAGAATGTACTTAAAACACGGCAAAAAGGGGTATTTTCTTTTGCCAGAAAATCAGGAAAAAATCATTATTTAAGGCTGGAAAACAGTGTAAAAACATTGTTTTTCCGGTCTTTTTTTGTGTGCCGGAAGGAGAGTGGAAAGGATGACGGACGCACAGGCAAAGCAGATCAATGAGATGCGGATGAAGGGGATGGGATATAAAGCCATCGGAATGGCAATCGGACTGTCCCGTGACATCGTAAGGAATTACTGCAAGAGACATAACCTTGCCGGATACGCCACGGTGGTTTCAAAAAATATGAAACTCATGGTGGACGGTAAAGAGGTGTGCCACTTCTGCGGTAATCCGATCACGCAGCCGAAGACTGGCAGACCGAGAAGGTTCTGCTGTGAAAAATGCAGAAGGGAATGGTGGAAGGCACACCCGGAAGCAGTGAAGAAAAGCGAGAAGGCTTCCTACACGCTTGTATGTGAGCAGTGCGGGAAGCCTTTCATTTCCTATGGAAACAAGAACAGAAAATACTGCGGCCGTGAATGTTATTTCCGGCACAGGTTTTTAGCAGAGGAGGATATGGAAGATGCAGTTTCAGAGTTATAAAATAGCAGACCTTATCCCGGCTTCCTATAATCCGAGGAAGAAGTTAAAACCGGGTGATAAGGAATATGAAAAAATCAAGAACTCCATTAAGGAGTTTGGGTATGTCGAGCCAATCATCATCAACTCAGACATGACCATTATCGGAGGACACCAGAGAGCCACGGTCCTTGCAGACCTAGGATACACGGAAGTGGAATGTATCGTGGTCGATATCGACAAGACCAAGGAGAAGGCACTCAATGTTGCCCTTAATAAAATTACGGGCGAATGGAACAAGGAACTACTGGCTGACCTTATCAAAGACCTTGAGGATTCAGATTTTGATGTCGGCATCACGGGGTTTGAACCGCCGGAGATCGAACAGCTTTTTAATTCCGTACATGATAAGAAGATCGCGGAGGATGACTTTGATGTGGAAGCGGAGCTTGCAAAGCCGACCGTGGCAAAGATAGGAGATGTATGGCTGCTTGGAAAGCACCGTGTCATCTGCGGTGATTCCATTCTGCCAGAAACTTACGATAAGCTGATGGATGGACAGAAGGCAAATCTTGTCCTGACGGATCCACCATACAATGTAAATGTTGAGGAGACGGCCGGCAAAATAAAAAACGACAACATGCCGGATGAGGATTTCTATAAGTTCCTGTTTGCTGCATTTGTAAATATGGAGCAGTCAATGGAACAGGATGCTTCCATTTATGTATTCCATGCGGATACAGAGGGGCTGAATTTCAGAAAGGCATTCAAGGATGCCGGATTTTACCTTTCCGGGTGCTGCATCTGGAAGAAGAACGCACTGGTCCTTGGAAGAAGCCCGTACCAGTGGCAGCACGAGCCGTGTCTGTTCGGATGGAAGAAAGGCGGGAAGCACCAGTGGTATTCCGACAGGAAGCAGACCACCATCTGGGAATATGACCGTCCGAAGGCAAGCAAGGACCATCCGACCATGAAGCCTGTGGCGCTTATGGCATATCCAATCCAGAACTCCTGCATGAGCAACTGCATCGTGCTTGATCCGTTCCTTGGTTCCGGCTCTACGCTGATCGCCTGTGAGCAGACACACCGTATCTGCTACGGCATCGAACTGGATGAGAAGTTTGTGGATGTGATCGTAAACCGCTACATTGAACAGTGCGGTTCGGATGCGGATGTATTTGTCATCCGTGGCGATATGAAAATTTCATATCAGCAATTATGCAGGGGAGGGCAGTATAATGAAACAGATGACCTTCCTTGATCTATGTTCCGGCATCGGCGGCTTCAGGCTCGGTCTTGAAACTGCCGGCCATAAATGCATCGGGTACTGTGAATATGATAAATTTGCAAGAGCCTCATATGAGGCAATGTATGATACGGAAGGAGAGTGGAAAGCTCATGATGTCACAAAACTCAAACCCAGAGATGTCCCCTATGCAGACATCTGGTGCTTCGGATTCCCATGCCAGGACATCTCCGTTGCCGGAAAACAGCGGGGACTGGTCGGAAAAAGAAGTGGAATATATTACAACATTATTGATCTCCTCAAAGGCAAAGAGGAAAGTGCTAAACCCTCATACCTACTTGTTGAGAACGTTAAGAACCTGTTATCGATCAATGCAGGATTCGATTTTGCCTCAGTTCTGTCTGAAATGGACGAAGCAGGGTATGACTGTCGGTGGCAGGTGCTTAACTCCAAAAACTTCGGAGTCCCGCAGAACCGTGAGCGTGTGTTCATTATCGCAAATCTTAGAAGCAGAGGTAGACGAGAAATATTACCTCTCACCGGAGAAAACGCAGCAGCTCTTAACCAACTTATAGGAGGCATGCAGGGCTACCGTGTTTATGGGACGGACGGCATTTCCGCAACCCTTGTGGGGAATGCGGGCGGTGTCGGGGCCAAGACAGGGCTTTACTTCATCGACCAGAGCAACCATGATCCGAAGATCACGGATACGGCAAGATGCCTGACAGCGAGGTACACAGCTGGGATGACCAACCATACCGCCATGAACTCAGCCGTGTTGGAAGTCCACCCGGTGCTTACACCGGAGCGGATGGAGAAACGGCAGAACGGAAGAAGGATGAAAGAGGACGGAGAGCCGATGTTCACCCTGACCTCACAGGACAGGCACGGTGTGTATGTCTGTGAAAAGGTGGATTCCGTCAAAGTGAAAAATGCCACGAAGGCAGGATATGAAGTGGCATGGGAAGGGGACGGTATCAACCTTGCCTACCCAGACAGTGAGACAAGAAGGGGACGGGTCGGAAAAGGATGCTCCCAGACACTGGACTGTTCCGGGCAGATGGGAACGCTCATGAGGGGCGACCGCATCAGACGGCTGACTCCGAGGGAGTGCTTCCGCTTACAGGGATTTTCTGATGAGCTTTTTGACCGTGCCTCTGCCGTCAACTCAGATGCACAGCTTTATAAACAGGCCGGAAATGCAGTCACCGCAACGGTTGCTTATGCGGTTGCGATGTCACTTCCGGAGTCCAGAAGCTGACATTACATTTTCTTTTGGAAAGTACCATTATCTGCTTGACTATACGGGCATTCAGAGTGATATATGGTACTACCAAAAGGAAAGGAGACCAGCAGAATGGAAATTATTACAAACGCTGAGAACAGGAAAGAATTAGTAAAAGCCTTATCCGGACATTTCGGACAGAGGTCAGAATACCTTGGACCGCCATCCTTTGCATACCGCATCGGAAGCATCACGGTGGACAGGGACGCAAAGGTCATACTTGAAGATGACAGCATGGAAGACGAGGTGAGAAGGGTGCTTTTCCAGAATGACGTGGCAGAAGAGACACAGGAAACACAGACGGAAGAACCGGAAGCGGAAATCAAAATACCAATCGGCAGCATGACACCGCAGGGCATCATCAACCTGATAAACATGATGCATTCCAAACAGTACCTTATCAACAGGGCAGTCGGAAGGGAGTGCATTTCCATAGCAGACAGCCTTATAAATGCCCTTGCCGAAAGTAACTTTGAAGATACGGAGTCGGCAGCAGGGTTCATTACGGAGCAGGGCGGATGCAGCGGTGTCACCTTTGCAGACGGGAATATTGAGTTCACGGGATTTCCACATACCGATGGCATGATGGAATACTGCAGACTTGCATCGGCAATGGTAAAGAAAGCATCGGAACAGAAACGTGTGAATCCGAAACAGACCATTGAAGAGAATGAAAAATATTACATGAGGGCATGGCTGGTATCCATCGGATTTGGAGGGAGCGAAGGAAAGGAAACAAGATCCTTCTTCCTTAAGGGGCTGAAAGGTCATACGGCATTCCGTACTCCGGAAGATGCGGAAAAGTGGAAAGCCAACCGCAGGGCAGAAAGGGGGTCAACGGTATGTTCGGAGTAAGCAGACAGACACTTGAGAGACTTAGAAAGGAATATCCTTCGGGAACCAGGGTGGAGCTTATCCGTCTTGATGATCCCTACCGAAAGATCCCGTTAGGAACCATCGGAACGGTAGAGTTTGTGGATGATGCAGGACAGCTCCACACAGTATGGGAAGGACACGGCTCTCTTGCGATGATCTACGGAGTGGATGAATGGCGTAAAATACAGTCATAATATACACAGTTTTTCCGGCCGATGTTTGTGCAGTTTATGGCTCATATATAACTGGATATATGTGTGTTTTAGAGCGAATATGTACCTACCGAAAGGGAAGAAAACAAACGGAGGTACAAGCCATGAACGAAAGGATTACAAAGCAGATCGAGGAAATGAAGAAACAGACCATCGGGGTCGAGGTTGAGATGAACAACATCCGAAGAGATAAAGCTGCAGAACTTGCAGCGGCATTCTTCGGAACAGGAAGATTTGAAAACACGGCTGCCAGAAACGGATATTATACATGGTCAGCATGGGATGCAAGCGGAAGGGAATGGAAATTCCAGAAGGATGTCAGCATTGCGGGACCGGATGATAAAAAATGCGAGCTGGTCACACCGATCCTTCACTACGAAGATATCGAACTTCTTCAGGAACTGATAAGAAAGCTCAGACATGCGGGAGCCAAGAGTGATGCAACAAGGGGATGCGGAGTCCACATCCACATCGGAGCAAAAGGGCATACTCCGCAGACACTAAGAAATCTTGCAAACATCATGGCAGGGCATGAGAACCTTTTGGCGGATGCTTTAGACCTCGACAGTTGGCGGATGAGCCGCTACTGCAAAACGGTAGACCCAAGATTCCTTAAGGAACTCAACAAGAGAAAGCCGAAGACGATGGCTGCCCTTGCAGACATCTGGTACACCTCGAACGGAGCAAGCTACGGACGGAATCAGCATTACAACGACAGCCGTTACCATATGCTGAACTACCATGCAACCTTTACAAAAGGAACGGTCGAATTCAGACTTTTCCAATTCGATGCCCCGGCAGACGGAAAACTGAACGGGCTGCATGCGGGACAGCTTAAGAGCTACATCCAGCTCTGCCTTGCACTGAGCCAGATGGCAAAGGAAGTAAGGACGGCAAGCCCAAAACCACAGCAGACAGAAAACCCAAAATACGCAATGAGGACATGGCTTTTAAGACTCGGATTCATCGGGGATGAATTCAAGACGGCACGGGACATCCTCACAAAGAGACTTGCAGGAGACACCGCCTTCAGAAGCGGAAGGGCTGCTTGAAGAGAACAGCCTCCTGCCACCTTGGAGCATTGACCGCCATGTGCGGTCTTAAGGTGGTAGAAGGGTGTTCCCTTCGGAAAGGATGGAAACATTATGCAGAAAAGATATTACATTGCTTACGGCAGCAACTTAAACATCAGACAGATGCGGATGAGATGTCCGCATGCGAGGGTGGTCGGAACTGCAGTCATCAAAGATTATGAACTGCTCTTCAAGGGAAGCCTTACGGGAGCCTATCTTACCATAGAACCGAAGAAGGGAGGAGCGGTTCCCGTTGCAGCATGGGAAGTTACGGAATCGGATGAGGCGGCACTTGACCGCTACGAAGGATTCCCAATATTTTATTACAAGAAGGAAATGGAACTGGACATCAAGGGAATACGGACGGGGAAGATACGGAGAAGGAAGTGCTTTGTGTATATCATGCATGAAGAACGGAAGATCGGAGTTCCATCCCTTTCCTATGTAAGCACATGCCTTCAAGGGTATATCAGCTTCGGATTTGACGAGCATTACCTTTCCGAGGCACAGATAAAAGCTGTGGAGGTGGTAGGACATGAAGAGTGAAACACTGCGGATACGGATATGTCCCCGTTGTGGGGCAAGATACGGAAGACAGCCCGCTTTATCAAGGACTGACGGGATAACGCTTATCTGCCCCGATTGTGGCACACGTGAGGCTCTTGAGAGCATCGGTGTCGGAATAGAGGAACAGGAACAGATTCTCGAAGCCATCCACAGATCACAGCAGTAATATGTACAATTCCTCCGGCAGATTTTTGTGTACATTACGTGGCAGATATGACTGGATAATATCTGCATTCAGAGCGAATATGTACTTACCGAAAGGGAAAACAAAGAAAAAGCGGAGGTACAGGAAAATGAAACAGAACACGGTATGGATGGTAAAAGCGCTTATGGCAGAGAAACCGGGCAGACTGGTATGGAAGGATTTCAAGGCATTTACAAACGCAGCCGAGGCTGACAACTGGCTTTGCAGCTTTGTAATGAAGAACGGTTACAGCATTACAGATTTCAACATTGTAAAAATAACACTTAATAAATAAACGAAATTGAAAGGCCTCTACGGAGGTCTTTTATTATGTCCATTTTTAGAGGAGGTGAGGACAGTGGCGCAGAGAGGAAGAAAACCAAAGCCTACGGCAGTAAAGGTGCTTGAGGGCAATCCGGGCAAGAGAAGCCTTAATACGGGCGAACCAAAGCCTGAGAAAAAGGCCCCGCGCTGTCCGGCATGGCTTGAGGATGAGGCAAAGAAGGAATGGAAGCGGATGGCAAAACAGTTGGAGCATCTGGGAATCCTTACGGAAATCGATATGGCAGCATTCGCAGGATATTGTCAGGCATATGCGAGATGGAAAGAGGCAGAGGAGTTCATTACACAGCACGGGACCATCGTAAAGACCCCGAGCGGATACTGGCAGCAGGTACCGCAGGTGTCCATTGCCCAGACCTATCTGAAGATCATGAATAAGTTCTGTGAGCAGTTCGGTCTGACCCCGTCTGCAAGAAGCCGTATCTCCACGGATAGCGGTGAGGATAAGCAGAACGATGAAATGGAGCTTCTGCTTGTGAAAGGCGGTGCAGGATAATGTTTGACAAGGCAAAAGCAGACCATGCGGTCAATTTCATAAACTGCCTGAAACACACCAAAGGAAGGTGGCGGGGAGTTCCGTTTGAACTTCTCCCGTGGCAGGACGAGATCATCCGTACCCTTTATGGGACTGTAAAGGAAAACGGATACAGGCAGTACAATACCTGTTACTGTGAGATACCAAAGAAAAACGGAAAATCGGAGCTGGCGGCTGCCATTGCACTGTATATGACATGCGGTGACGGTGAATGGGGAGCAGAGGTTTACGGCTGTGCTTCCGACAGGCAGCAGGCTTCCATCGTATTTGATGTTGCGGTGGATATGGTGGACCAGTGTCCGGCACTGAAGAAAAGGATCAAGCCCGTCATGTCCGTAAAAAGGCTTGTATATAAACCAACCAACAGCTTCTACCAGGTGCTGTCGGCAGAGGCATACACAAAGCATGGACTGAACGTCCATGCGGTCATCTTTGATGAGCTGCACGCACAGCCGAACCGTGAACTGTTCGATGTCATGACCAAAGGTTCCGGCGATGCAAGAACACAGCCCCTGTTTTTCCTGATCACAACGGCAGGAACGGACAGGAACTCCGTGTGCTTTGAACAGCACCAGAAGGCTCTGGATATTATTGAGGGAAGAAAGATAGATCCGACATTTTACCCGGTTATTTACGGGGCATCCGATGAGGATGACTGGTCGAGCGAGGAAGTATGGTACAAAGCAAATCCGTCACTCGGATATACCATTGACATTGAGAAAGTGCAGAATGCATATATCAGTGCGAAAGAGAATGCAGCAGAGGAGAATGTGTTCCGGCAGCTCCGTCTGAACCAGTGGGTGAAACAGAGTACCAGGTGGATGCAGATGGATAAATGGGATGCCTGTTCCTTTGCAGTGAATGAAGCAGAGCTTCTCGGAAGGGAATGCTATGGCGGACTCGACCTTTCCAGTTCCACGGATATCACAGCATTCGTGCTTGTGTTCCCACCAAGGAATGATACGGAGAAATATGTGATCCTTCCGTACTTCTGGATACCGGAGGACAACATGAGGCTGCGTGTCCGAAGAGACCATGTCCCATATGATGTCTGGGCAGCAGAAGGGTGCTTAAAGACCACGGAAGGAAATGTCATTCATTATGGATTTATTGAGCAGTTCATAGATGAGCTTGGCAAAAAGTTCCATATCAAGGAGATTGCATTTGACCGATGGGGAGCTGTCCAGATGGTGCAGAACCTTGAAGGTATGGGATTTACCGTTGTTCCGTTCGGACAGGGATATAAGGATATGAGTCCACCGACCAAAGAACTGATGAAGCTGACGTTGGAAGAACGGATCTCACACGGAGGGCATAAGGTACTGCGGTGGATGATGGATAACGTGTTTGTCCGTCAGGATCCGGCAGGAAATATCAAAATGGATAAGGAAAAATCCACAGAGAAGATTGACGGGGCCGTTGCAACTGTTATGGCACTTGACCGTGCGATCAGAAATGAAGGCAATGATGGAAGTGTATATGATGACAGAGGAATTTTAGTATTTTAACAACGGAGGTGTCACATGGGAATTAAGAGTTTATTCGGATTCGGACAGGCAAGGGATAAGCCTGTGGACAAGGCTGCAGATGCAGGATATTCGTTTCTGTTTGGAAGAACAACGAGCGGAAAGCCTGTTAATGAAAGAACTGCCATGCAGACCACGGCAGTATATGCCTGTGTAAGAATCCTTGCAGAAGCAGTCGCATCTTTACCACTTCATGTATATGAGTATCAGGATGACGGAGGCAAGAAACTGGTACATGACCATCCATTATATTATCTGCTCCATGATGAGCCGAATCCGGAGATGACTTCATTTGTGTTCAGGGAAACACTGATGAGTCATCTTTTAATATGGGGAAATGCTTATGCCCAGATCATAAGGGACGGGGCAGGAAGGGTGCTTGGATTGTATCCGCTCCTTCCGGACAAGATGGAGGTGCAGAGGGATGACAAAGGAAACATCTATTATGTGTATTCCAGAAACAGTGATGAGAACCCCATGTTCAAGGAATATGGAAATATCAAACTGAAAGCCGAGGATGTGCTTCATATCCCCGGGCTTGGGTTTGACGGACTGATCGGGTATTCTCCGATTGCGATGGCAAAGAACGCTGTCGGCATGACGCTTGCCTGTGAGGAATATGGGGCGAGTTTCTTTGCAAACGGGGCAAATCCGGGCGGGGTCTTGGAGCATCCGGGAGTCCTGAAAGATCCGTCAAAGGTGAGGGAGTCCTGGAACTCCGTGTACCGTGGCGTGAGCAACGCACACAAGATAGCAGTGCTTGAAGAGGGCATGAAGTACCAGCAGATAGGCATCCCGCCGGAAGAGGCACAGTTCCTTGAGACAAGGAAATTCCAGATCAATGAGATTGCAAGGCTTTACAGGATACCGCCCCACATGGTCGGAGACCTTGATAAGTCGAGCTTTTCCAATATCGAGCAGCAGTCCTTGGAGTTCGTAAAATACACGCTTGACCCGTGGGTGATCAGATGGGAGCAGTCTTTACAGAGATCGCTCCTTTTGCCTGGTGAAAAAGGAAAGTATTTTATCAAGCTGAATGTGGACGGTCTGCTCCGTGGGGATTACCAGTCGAGGATGAACGGCTATGCAGTCGGAAGGCAGAACGGATGGTTTTCTGCCAATGACATCCGTGAGATGGAAAACATGAATCCGATCCCGGATGAGGAAGGGGGGAACCTGTATCTGATAAACGGTGCAATGACCAAACTTGCGGATGCGGGAGCTTTTGCAAAGACGGATACGGGTCAGCAGAGTGCTCCGGCACAGGAAAACAGCGGAAAGAGAGGTAAGCGATGAAGCGGAAGTTTTGGAACTGGATAAAGAATGAAGATGAGAGCGTGCCAGACATGGAAAGGACGCTCTTTTTAAATGGCATGATCTCGGATGAAACATGGTACGGGGATGAAGTGACACCACAGCTGTTTAAGGATGAACTGAATGCCGGAAACGGAAATATCACGGTGTGGATCAATTCTCCGGGCGGTGATGTGTTCGCGGCAGCACAGATCTACAACATGCTCCGTGATTATAAGGGAAGCGTGACAGTCAAGATAGACGGCATTGCAGCTTCGGCAGCATCCGTGATCGCAATGGCAGGAGACACGGTCTGTGTATCCCCTGTTGCAATGATGATGATCCACAATCCTGCGACTATGGCAATGGGCGAGACAAGGGATATGCAGAAAGCAATCGCCATGTTAAACGAGGTCAAGGAATCGATCTTAAATGCCTATGAATTCAAGACGGGGCTTACCCGTGCAAGGCTCTCCCACATGATGGATGATGAGACCTGGTTCAATGCGAAGAAGGCAGTGGAGCTCGGATTTGCGGATAAGATACTCTTTTCTTCCGATGAGACGGATGAAGATAAGAAAAAGCCTGAAAAGCCGGAAAAAGAACCGGAAGAAGGCGGTGATGGAGAGGAAGGAAAAGAAAAGGAAGACGAGGATAAGGACAAGAAAAAGAAGTTCCCGTTCCAGCAGGATTCCATGATGTATTCCACCAAGGCGATGAATGAATCGTTCCTTTCCAGGGTATCCCGTGTGGATGCCATGATACCAGTCAGCCAGTTAGAAAAAAGACTGAGTCTTTTAACACATTAAGGAGGATTTCAAGATGAGTAAGATTTTAGAATTAAGAGAAAAAAGAGCAAAGGCATGGGAAGCAGCAAAGGCATTCCTCGATGCCAAGAGAACACAGGAAGGCTTTGTGTCCGCTGAGGATGCAGCTACCTATGACAAGATGGAGAACGATGTCGTGAATCTCGGAAAGGAGATCGAGAGACTGGAAAGACAGGCTGTTATCGATGCAGAACTTTCCAAGGCAACAAGCACACCGATCACCAACAAGCCGGATGCAAAGACTGGCGGTGACGCAAAGACCGGAAGGGCCACCGATGAGTACAGAAAAGCGTTCTGGAACGGCATGAGAAACAAGGTGCTGTCCTATGAAGTACAGAATGCTCTTACCATCGGCACGGATTCCGAAGGCGGTTATCTTGTACCGGATGAGTACGAGAAGAAACTGGTGGAAGCACTGGAAGAGGAGGTATTCTTCCGTAACCTTGCAACCGTCATCAAGACATCAAGCGGTGACCGCAAGATTCCAATCGTCACATCCAAGGGTGAGGCGGCATGGATCGATGAGGGAGGTCAGTTCCCAGAATCTGATGACAGCTTCGGACAGACAACCATCAGTGCCTTTAAGCTGGCAACCATGATCAAGGTGTCAGATGAACTCTTAAATGACAGTGTATTCAATATCGAGCAGTACATCTCAAGGGAGTTCGGAAGAAGGATTGGTACGAAGGAAGAGGAGGCATTCTTTATCGGTGACGGCAAGGGCAAGCCTACCGGAATCTTCAATGCCACAGGCGGTGCTGAGACAGGCGTGACATCCACCGGAACATCCATCACGTTTGATGATGTCATGGATCTTTACTATTCCCTCCGTGCCCCTTACCGTAACAAGGCAGTATGGCTTCTGAATGATTCGACTGTAAAGGCAATCAGAAAGCTGAAGGACGGAAACGGAAATTATATCTGGCAGCCGTCCGTAAGGGAAGGAGAGCCTGATAAGATCTTAAACCGTCCTTACCGCACATCCATCTATGTGCCGGAACTTGCAGCCGGAAACCGTGTCATGGCATTCGGTGATTACAGTTACTACTGGATCGCAGACCGCCAGGGCAGAAGTTTCAAGAGACTGAATGAGCTTTATGCTACAACCGGACAGGTCGGATTCCTTGCTTCCGAGCGTGTGGACGGCAAGCTGATCCTTTCCGAGGCAGTCAAGACACTCGATATCAAGGCTGCCGGAAAGTAGGGGTGGCAGGATGTTCGTAACGCTTGAGGAAGCCAAAGGGTATCTCAGGGTCGATTCGTCAGACGAGGATGAACTCATCCTCCGTCTGATGGAAACATCCGACCGCCTGATCTTAGACGTGACAAGACGGACTCCGGCAGGACTTAAAAGACATGAGGCGGTTGTACGCACCGCAGAACTGTATGCCATTGCTTACCTGTATGAGCATAGGGAAGAAGCGGACCACAAGGCCATGACGGAAACACTGAAGTATCTGCTCTTTGGTATCAGGAAGGAGATATTCTGATGATAGAACTCATGCGTGAACGGATCACGATACAGAAAAGCAGCACGAAGAAGGATGGGACAGGAAACCATACCCTTGCATGGAGCGACTACTATAAATGTTATTCCTACGTGAATAATCTTTCCGGTAAGGAGTACTGGGAAGCAAAACAGGTCAATGCGGAAACGGAACTTGATTTTGTCATCCGTTACTGCAGTGAGGTGTCCGCTATTGACACGGAGCATTTCCGCATCCTGTTCCGTGGAAATATTTATAATATTACGTTTGTCGACAACGTGCAGTATAAGAATAAGACAGTGAAGATCAGGGCTGACCTGGCAAAGAGGTGAGGAGATGGCAGAGAGGAGAACGACCGTTGATGGTCTGGCAGATGCGATCATGGATGGTCTGAAGGAATATGCAGACCTCGCCACGGATACCGTCAAGGATGCGGTAAAGGATGTATCCAAGACCGTGAAGAAGGATATACAGGCAAATGCCCCAAAACGGACAGGAAGGTATAAGAAGAGCTGGGCGGTCAAAAAGACAGCCGAGAGCAGCAACTCCCTTATTATGACGGTCCATTCTAAGGACAGATACCAGATCGCCCATCTCCTGGAACACGGCCATGCAAAACGAGGCGGGGGCAGGGTAGCCGGAAGGGAGCATATTGCCCCGGCTGAAGAAAAGGGAAACAGGGAGCTGGTGCAGAAGATAGAGAGGGGGTTGCGTTCGTGACGCATGAAGAAGTTATGGCAGTGATGGAAGAAATTGGACTTCCATATGCCTATCATCACTTTGCGGAAGGGGAATCCCCAGATCCGCCTTTTGCAGTATTCCTATATCCGGGAAGCAACAATTTCTCTGCAGACGGGAAAGTCTATTTTAAGACAGACCGTCTGAACATAGAAATCTACACGGATATAAAAAATATAGAACTGGAACAGCAGACGGAAGCCGTGCTTGACGGGCATGGTATTTTTTATGAAAAAAGCGAAGTATGGATCGAATCTGAAAATCTGTATGAGGTGCTTTATCAGATGGAGGTATAGAAGATGGCGAATAAAAAGAACAAAGTCAAATTTAATATCTGCAACGTGCATTATGCACCGATTACGGTTGCAGAGGAAGGTACGGTCAGCTTTGGGACACCTGTGCCGATGCCCGGTGCGGTATCTATCAGCATGGATCCGACCGGAGAGCCGGAGTCATTTTATGCGGACGGCATTGAATATTACGTGATCAATAACAACCAGGGATACGATGGTGACCTTGAACTTGCAATGATCCCTGAATCTTTCCGCACGGATATCTTAAAAGAGGAGCAGGATGCCAATAAGGTGCTTGTGGAGAATGCAAATTCCGAAACAGGCAGCTTTGCACTGCTTTTTGAATTTGATGGTGATATCCGTAAGATCCGCCATGTGCTTTATAACTGTTCCGCATCACGTCCGACCATTGAGTCCAAGACGAATGAGGAAGATAAGGAAGTACAGACGGAAACACTGACAGTAAAGGCAAGACCAATGGCAGACGGATATGTCAAGGCAAAGACAGGAGATTCCACGACAGATACAGTTTATAACAACTGGTATAAGAGTGTGTATCTTCCGGCAGCTTCCACAGCAGAACAGCAGTCAGCAAAATCAACAAAGAGTGTATCATAAGGAGGACTAAGATATGGGTATCAGAAAGGATATAGAAATTGATGGACAGATGGTTGCATTCAAGGCGAGTGCAGCCATCCCGAGAATCTACAGATTAAAATTCCAGAGGGATATTTATAAGGATCTAGCAGTATTGGAAAAGAGCATAGGTGATGGGAAAGAGGAGTCCTCTAACCTTGATATGTTTTCCCTTGAGATGTTCGAGAATATAGCATTTATCATGGCAAAGCATGCCGATCCAAGCATTCCTGATACGCCGGAAGAGTGGCTTGATAACTTCAATACATTTTCGATTTATCAGGTTCTTCCGCAGCTTATTGAGCTTTGGGGGCTGAATGTAAAAACAGATGTGGAAGCTAAAAAAAACTTCGCCCAACAGAGCGTGAAATGACAACACCGCTGTTTCTGCTCCGATGTGTACAGTTAGGTCTGTCAATGGCCGACCTTGAAATGCTGTCAATAGGACTCATCAACGATATGTACAGTGAGAGCCGGAATGATGACTATAAGTATGCTGAGCTTGCAACACAAGAAGACTTCGACCGCTTCTGATTGAGAATACAGTCGTTTTCTGTTATACTTATTAGCAGAAAACGACTGAGACATTCTCAGTTACAAATCAGGAATTGGAGGATACACGCATGAAAATTGTAATCATTAATGGAAGTGCCAGAAAAGGAAACACGCTGACAGCAATCAAT